AGATTCTATGAAAAAAGATAATAATATCAGTGAAAAAGATACATGTGAAGATTCTATGAAAAAAGATAATAATATTAGTGAAAAAAATACATGTGAAGATTCTATGAAAAAAGATAATAATATTAGTGAAAAAGATACATGTGAAGATTCTATGAAAAAAGATAATAATATCAGTGAAAAAGATACATGTGAAGATTCTATGAAAAAAGATAATAATATTAGTGAAAAAAATACATGTGAAGATTCTATGAAAAAAGATAATAATATCAGTGAAAAAGATTCATGTGAAGATTCTATGAAAAAAGATAATAATATTAGTGAAAAAGATTCATGTGAAGATTCTATAAAAAAATATAATAATATTAGTGAAAAAGATTCATGTGAAGATTCTATGAAAAAATATAATAATATTAGTGAAAAAGATTCATGTGAAGATTCTATAAAAAAAGATAATAATATTAGTGAAAAAGATTCATGTGAATATTCTATGAAAAAAGATAATAATGTTAGTGAAAAAGATACATAAAAATATTCTATTAAACATTTAATATTTACAACGATTTAATTTTTATTATATATGTAAAGAAGATAATGATGAAAATTAAAAAATTATTAAAAAATATTTAAAAAATTTATAAAAAAAAATGTATTATATTATTAATGATTCATAGTATAAAAGGTAATATTATGATAAATAAAATCAAATATAAGTTTTTTTTGTTAAATATAAATGATTTAATATATCTTATTAAAGATAAGATATTATTAACAAAATCGTTTCAAAATATTATGATTGAACATAGAAATAATCCAAATTTTAAAATAGAAAAATTAATTGAAGAAGAAAAACAATTTCATCCTGAAAAAGTAAATTATTTTATAATTTATAAAGATAATAATTTAGTAAGTTGTGCTCGTTTAATTTATAAAAATAATTCAAAATCTTGTTATTTAGGTATGATTCATACAAATAATAATTATAGAAATCAAGGAATATGTAAAAAAACTTTAAAAAAATTAATTAATTTAACTAATAATAAATTTAATAAATATGAATTAGAAGTAGAAGAAAATAATATACCAGCAATAAAATGTTATGAAAAAGTAGGATTTATATTAGAAAAAAAATATAAATATAATAATATAAAAGTAAATTTAATGATATTAGACATATAAATCAACTTATAAAAGATATAATTAAAAATAATAATAATTTATTGTATACTATTTTATATTAAAATTATAAAAATGCAATATAATAATACTTTAATATATTGAAATTAAGATTAAAAAATAAAAATGAATTATTATATCATGAATTAGTTAATAATTGTATTAGAAAAATTACCAATACATATTTATAAAAATTTAATCAAAGTATCATATGATAGAAATAACAAAATATATTAAAATTATATCAATAAGAAGGAGAAACCTAAAAATATCTGGTATATGTCATCATTTTAAATGTTTAAAAATATAAAAGAGAATAATATTAATTAAAAAGATTTAAGTAAAGTTATATATAATAAAATAAAATAATATAATTTAATATAAAACTATATATTTAAAATAAACTTTAATATATAGTTTTATATTAAATTATATTAGTAAATAAACAATAATAATTTTTCATGAAACAACAAAATTCTAATAAAAAACATACTAAAAATTTATCTTTAAAAAAAATATTATTAGAAAATCAATGTAAATCTAATATTACATTAAATAATATAATACCTATATCTGATAAAGTATTTTATATATATCATGATAAAGAAGAAAAAAAATATAGTATAGATTGTAGTGATTTATTTGAATAAAATAATAATTAAATTACATATTATTCATAATTATATATATATTATATAATTATGAATAATATATTAAAAAAACAAATTATTATGTTTATTATAATGGTTATTATTGGAGTATTATTTAATCCAATGAATATATTAGCATATAGAATTGATGATTTATATTTGTCATTAACATTATTTTATGGTGGTTTATTAATGGCTTCGAATATGATATGGGCACATGAAATTGTACATTATTTATACATGGGACATTTTAATATTATAATTTTTTCAATTGGTGTAACTCTATCAATTATTGTTTCAATACTATTATTAAGAAAACAATTATATGTTAATGATGAACAATGGTTAAAAAGAATGATTAGTCATCATTCTACAGCACTAACTACATCACATAAAATTTATAATAAAACAAATAATCCGAAATTAAAAAAATTATCAAAAGAAATAATAGATACACAAGAAAGAGAAATAAAATTAATGAAATCTATGTTATAATTATAAAATATTATTACATCTATATATATTAAATTTATTCAATGTATAATAAATATATATTTGATAATATAATAATAATACTTCCTATAATATTTAATAATTTTATTTTTTCATTTGCAAAAACATATGCGTAAAAATAAGTTATAAATATACCAACATAAGATAAAATTGAATAAAGTTTATAATTTATTTTATTCATTGAATAAAATCGTAAATAATATCCAATTAAACCAATTAGTATATTAAATATTAATGCAAATAAATTAGTTTTATCTAATTTAAATAAGCTATTATTTTCATTTTTATCATTATTTTCATTTTTATCATTATTTTCTTCATTATTTTCATTATTTTCTTCATTATTTTTTCTAGAAAATATAAAATAAATAAATATTATGATTAATCCAAAAAAATATGAAATAAATATGTGATTCCAGTTATTATCTGTTTTAATATCTAAAACGCTAAAATAAATAATTGCTTCCGTAAATGCAGCTATAATCATATAGAAAAAACCTTTTCCAAATGTTAACATTGATGAATTTATAATAAAATGTTCTTTGTCTTCATGTAATTTTTTTAATTTATCATGTTCATTATTATAATTTGAATAAGATAATAAAAACAATCCAATGATAATAAATAAATAAATTAACCAAGGTTTTTTATTATTAAAATATAAAATTATCAAAGGATAAATATAGAATATACTAACAGCAATGCCACTGGGTAATAATTCAAAACCTCGATGACTAGATACTATATGAATAAAAGTTACAAAACTTAATAATAATCCTTTATAATGCAATAAATATTTTTTAATAATTGATAAATCAGATAATAATAAACTAATAAATGTAAATGTTATTAAACGATAAAAAATTTTTTTTAAAAATGATATATTTATATTTTTTATAAATACTGGATAAGATGATAAAGCTAATTCAGATATTATTTTTGATAAAAGTCCAGAAAGTATCATTTTAATCTTTATTATTAAATAAAGATTAAATAATTAAAATTAAATAATTAAAATTAAATAATAAATTATTTTATTTTTTATTTACGAAATCCACAAGATTTTAAATAATCTATATTATTTAATACAACACGAGTACTCATTCCACCACGAACCCAATACGTAGGAATAATATGTTCAGGATTTTGAATATTTTCTGCAATATTAGGAACTAATGGTATAAAATTATTAGCACTATATGATGAAGTAATATTATTTGATTTACTAGTACGAGTATCTTCTCCAAAATTTAATTTAGAATTAATATCTGTATATTCTAAAATACCTTGTCCACGACCCATATAAGGAGAGCCTGGAAAAACACGTGTATCTAATTCTTTTTTAGATTTATGTTCATTGTCATTGCTATTTCTTAATTTAGTAGATATATCAATAAATACACCTTGTTTATCAAAATTTTTTTGATTATTTAGTCCATGAATATTTAAATGACTATTATCTATATTTTCTTGATTAATAATATTTGGTTGAAATAAATGATTATATAATATTTCATTTGATCTGTTATTATTAGAAATATAACAATCGTCATTATTATTTCTTGAATTATTATTAATTACAAAATATTTATCCATTGTTATATAGTGAGATAAAAAATAAATTAATTATCAAAAATAAATTAATTATCAAAAATAAATTAATATTTTGTAACATCATTTTTATAAGGATTTGTTTGGTCTATAAATGGAACAGCATTCATTTCTGGAGCACAATACAATGATTTTTCTTTACATGTTGGACCAGAATTATAACACCACTTAGCAAATGCTGTTTGATTATTAGGTATTGTAGTAGATGGAGCAGTATAATACTGACGTTGACTATTATTTTTTCCATATAAATCACCTACATCTCTATATAAATTATAATTAAATTTATCTTCTATTTCATTTTTAATTTCATTATTATTCCAAGAAGGTATAGATGCAGATTCTGTTGGGTCTGATGTAATTAAATTAATATTCATGAATGGATTATCGACAGTAGGATTTCTATTATTTTTATTTTTTTGTTTATAATTTTCTATTAAATTTTGTTGAATTAAATTATAATTAGAATCATTATCATTATTTAAATATAATTGAACATTATCATATTGGTATTTGTAAATAAAATATGTTAAAGCACCTACAATAATAAATACATATAAATATAAATAGTTTGATGTAAAAATATAAAGTGTTAATCCAATATATATACTTAATCTAAAAATCGAATTTAACTTTTCAATTAATGTCATTTGTTCTGTTGGAAAAAAATCAGAAATTCTATTTGAATTAATTAAAATAGTATAATCATCATACCAAAAAGGATCACCTAAATTTTGAATTTTTTCAGTAATTAAATTATCCTTTATATTATTTAAATTTTTATTAGTAATTATATCTTTTTTTTCAAATAAATTATTACTCATTCTAATAATATATTATATAAAAAATGACTATTATAATCTTATTTTAAATAATAAAAATATATTTTTTTTATTATTTAACTTAATTATATATAATAAATTAATGATATATAGTTTATTTTTCTTTAAAATTTTTTGACATGTCTTTAAAAATATCAGCAAATTTATCTAAATTTAAATTAGGATTATTCATAATTTTAGAAGGATCAAAACCAGATATATTACCAAATTTGCCCATAATATTTTGTGCTTCATTAACTAAATCACCTTCTTTTAAACCATCTCCGTCTTTAAATGCTGTTTGTACTTCACCAATAACAAATTGTAATAAATCACCAATTCCTTGTTCACCATCTTGTGAAGTTGGATTACTTAATGAAGAAAGTAATTTACTAGGATCATTTAATACTGGAAAATCATCAATATTTATTTTTTCACTTATACTCTTAGCTAATGATGCTATTTTAGTGTCTTCAATACCTTTCATAAAATTCTCACCAATATTTGGCATACCATTTGATGATTTTTTACTGTCTTTTTTTGATTTTTTATTTCTTTTTTCGTCTTTTAATTTTTTTTCTTGTTCAATACTTTGTTGAATTTGTTCACTAATGTCATTTTCATCAAAATTAGAAAAAATATTATTTATATTATCTATTACAAGTAATATTTTATTATAATTTTTATTAGATGAAAAATTAGTTTTTACATATTCAATATATTCATTATGAAAGAAATATTGTTCATTATCTTCATAAACTAATAATTCAAAAATTTCAAATATATCTTTTAATAGTATTTGTTTTGTTTTCGTTTTAAGATTAGGTAAAATAGATTTAAGTGTTGTGTTTTCTCCAATTTTAGTAATTTTTGATTTAATGATTTTTCCATTTTTATTTTTTATTTTTTTTTCTTCTTGATAACAAAAATAATCAGAATTTAAATCTTTAATTTCTTCTAAACAATACAAAAAATTATCTGTTAAAATATTTAATATAGCGTATTTATTACTATTTGATTTTTCTATTATTTGAACTAAATCTTGTTTTATTGTAGAGCATAGTTGTTTATGATTTTTAAAAAAAGAATTTAAATTTTGTACAATATAAATATATTTTTGATTAATAATAGGTATAATTTCTTCATAAGTTAATTCTATAAATTCTTGATTAGTATCGTTTTGTTCGTCATTATCTTTTTCAAATTCTTCATCCTCATTATCAGCTTCGGATTCATTGTCAGATTCATTATTACTATCTTCATTATCATTTAGTTCGCTATTAACATTAACTGATTGATTTAATTCATCAGATAATTTATTTATTTCTAAGTTTAAATCTTTTATTGATGAATCTAAAATTTCATCTAAAATGTTACTTGTAATATTTTTTTCAGAATTAGATAAACTCATTTATATTATGTATTATATATTTAAATATAGTTTTAAATACGCATATAAATTTTTTATATTATTAATTAATATATATGCCTAAAAAAAAAATAATTAAAAAAACTAAAATAAATAATGAAACAAATAATGAAACAAATAATGAAACAAATAATGAAACAAATAATAAAAAAAATATTGAAATAAATAATGAAACAAATATTGAAATAAATAATGAAACAAATATTGAAAATAATCAAAAAACAAGTATTAAAAAAAAATATAAAAAAAATACTGAAATAAATAATAAAAATAATAAATTAAATACTGAAAATATTATCATAAAAGCCAAAAATAAAGAATTTTCTTTATATTTTAAAAATTATGTATTAAATGAAAATAATAATATTTATAAAAATGATATAGATAAATATCAACAATCATTTGATGATATTAATTCTTTTACAAAAAAAATAAGTACTCAAACTAAAAATTCAATTAATTGTATTATATATCATGCTGAAAATAGTGATGGTATAATGTCCGCAAATATTGCTATTAAATATTTAATTGAACATAAAAAAAAAGATATTGATATCATACCTTTAAAACCATCATCTGGATATGGTCATATTGACCAACGTTTAATAGCTTATAATCAAAGTATTAAAGATAAAAATATATTAATTTTAGATTTACAATATAATAAAGAAAACCTCGATTATATACGTAAATTAGCAAAAAATGTTTATATAATAGATGACCATTCTATTGCTAATAAAAATAATAGTCATCATTTTATAGGTAGTAATCATGCAACAATAGCATATACTTGGAAATTTTTTTATCCAAAAGAATCAATACCATTATATGTGCAAATTATTGACAATGATGACCGTAAATTACAATTACCATTTTTATCAAAATACAGAAAAATAAGTTCTTTCTATAATTATCGTATTTTTCATAATCCATATTTAAAAATAAAATTTGATAAAGTATCTGATTTTCAATACTTAAATAGCGTAATTAGTGATGAATTCAAAATAATTTCAAATATAATTGGCCATTATTATGAAGAATTAGCAAATAATATTAAAGACCAAGTTGCAAGAAATGCACGAAAAGCTATTTTTCAAGGACATCCTGTTTATGTATTAAATTATAATGATCCAGTTTTATCACGCATGGTGGGGCGACAAATGATAACTAACGCCAAAGCAAATGGAGATAAAATTGATTTTGCTGTTTTATGGGGTTATGAATATACAAATAAATTTTATAGAGTACAAATGGTAGAAGATCATAGTGGAAAACCAAAATATAATCTACCATATATAGCGAAAACACTTGGGAATTTAGGAAAAACAGGTAAAGGTGGTGGAGGAGCTAATTTTGTGGGTAATTTTTATTGGCCTCATTCTAAAGATAAAGATATTTGGGATTTATTTAGTAAAAATTATTTGAAAAATAAATATAATTAATTATTATATTATTAATATAGATTTACACCATTTAAAAATCATAAAATTAAACGTTAATTACGTAATAGGATGCAATTTTAATAATATGAATTAGTTAAATGATACGTAAACTTGCACACGATTACATAATAAAAGAAAGAATAGTTGAGTTTTTAGAAGAATTTGTATTTAATAAATATAAAAATAACATTATTATTTTAGATAATGATAGTAGTTATAGAAATAATTATGTAAAATATACTATTACAGAAGCGAAAATAATTATTTATTTTATATCCTCTATATACATAAACCAACGTTATAAAATAGTAATTTAATTAAATAAAGTAATATACAAACCTTAATAAGAAGATTCTAAAGTTCAATGACTTTAAAAAATGAAGTAAATAAAGTTAAAAAGATAATTATAAAACTATTTTCTTTTTATTTATAAGAAAGATGATATATATAAGGCAAAAAAAGAGAAATATATACAATTATAATGAAATCTAAAATAAAACATCTCTTTTATTTAAGAGTTATATTGATTTTGTAAATAAAATTAATAATAATGTAAAAAGTAGTGATAATCAATTAGGTGGAAATAAAAAAATAAAAGATAAAAGATATGGAAAATATAAACATAATAATCATACTCATCGAACAAAAAAAGCATTGATAGCATGTAAAAAAATATAATTAATATATTATTTATATTTATTCATAAATTTAGATATCTAACAATATATTTTTGATCATTTTGTTCTATTTTACCATTGAAGATTTAAAATACCTATTTTTCTAATATCGGATAAATATATCTAAAAGGTTTATCCATTACAGAAATATGTAAATTATGGGAGTAAATCATAATTGAACTTAAAACTATTCATTACTAATTAATCGTAATAATATTTCTTTAAATAATTTAATAAAAAATCTACATTTTAAATATTCAATGGTTTAAATATTCAAGGTGTAAAACTTTAATAGTAAAAAAATATGTATGATATAGAATTTTATTAAAGTTTTTCATTTATTATAAAAAACATCGGTATATTATTTAGTATGTATATTAACATATCTATATTATTTTATAGATAATTTATTATATATATTTTATATATAATAAAATTACTTATGTAAATCTATTATATAGTGGAGAAGAATTTATAAATCATATTAAAAATCAATCAATATTATTATTTTGATTAATTATACATTAAAAGTTTATAGAATTGATTAAAAATTTATTGATTACTTTATATATTGTAAATATAAATTTATTAAAAAAAATTAGTTATTTTTTTTAATAATTTTTACTAAATATAATTTATAATTATAAATAATTTATGATAAACGATTAAGTGGTGCTGGAACATCATTTGTTCTATTAGATAGAAACTTTTCATAATCATTATCTAGTTTTGTTTTTTGTCCAGAATTTTTTGATTCTTGTCCATAATTTTTTTCATCAGGTGTTATAATTTTATCAGAATCACTTATAAATGAAAAACTTTTCTTCATAGCACTAGAATTTTCTAAATAAGAAAATCCATCACTATAACCAGTCATTGTACCTGGATCCCAATCTTGTATTATATTTGATTCTACATTTTGTTTATGTAAATTTTTATACCAATCAAAAATTTTAGAACCTACTAACATAGATGCTTTTTGATTTTCATTTATAATTAAAGTAGGAACAGCTTTTACATAACCTGGTAATTTAATATTTTGATTATCAACATTTATTTTTGTAACTTTTTGATTTAATTCATTATCTTTATAAAGTAATTGTAAAAATTCTTTAGAATGTAAACATTTACTACTATGAAATAAAATATAATTTTCTTTATTCATTATATATAATATATAATCTTAAATATATAAAATATAGTTTTTATATTAACGCAATTATTTTAAAATGTAATTTATTTTTATAAAATATTTTTAAATTTTCTATTATTATAATTTTCTAACATATTACTAAATTTTTTTATTATTTACAATTTTCTAAAATAATTCTAATTTTTTTATAATATATTTCTAAATTTTTTAGTTGTTATGTTTTTCTAATATATTTCTAAATTTTTTAGTTGTTATGTTTTTCTAATATATTTCTAAATTTTTTAGTTGTTATGTTTTTATAATATATTTCTAAATTTTTTAGTTGTTATGTTTTTATAATATATTTCTAAATTTTTTAGTTGTTATGTTTTTATAATATATTTCTAAATTTTTTAGTTGTTATGTTTTTCTAATATATTTCTAAATTTTTTAGTTGTTATGTTTTTATAATATATTTCTAAATTTTTTAGTTATTATGTTTTTCTAATATATTTCTAGTTTTTAATTATTTTATTTTAATAAAAAATAATAAAATGATTTACAATTAATTTAAAATAGAATTTATTATATATTATATATTATTATGAGTTTTATAAATATTAAGGATACAGATAATAAAAATAAATTATATCTTGAAATTAATAATTCAAACAATGATTACTTAATTAGTTTTATGAATGCATTGAGAAGAATTATTTTGTCAGATATATCAATTTGGGCATTAGATGAAAAAAAAATTGATTTTATTGAAAATAATTCTTTATTAAATAATGAATTTTTAAAGCATCGTCTTAGTTTAATTCCATTTTTAAATAATGATGAAACTATAAATTATAGTCGTTTAATGGTATCTTGTTCTATTAAAAATGATTCTGAAAATATTAAAAGTGTTTATGTATCTGACTTTAAAATTTTTAATCTTGATACAAATACAGAACTAAAGATTGAATCATTTATTCAAGATGAATATAAAAATATATTATTTGCAAAGTTACAATATAATGAATATTTTACATTTAATGCTCATTTTAGTCAAAATACAGCTCATTTAGGTGGTGCTCAATATTGTCCTGTATCAACATGTATCGTATCATTTATAAATAATGAAAAATTATTAAAAGAACTAACTAAAAATATAATTGAAAATGAAAAAGATTCATTTAAAATAAATAATCAAGAAAAAATATATAAAAAAAATAAATTTGATAATCCAGAATTTTATGAAATGCATATTGAGAGTATTGGATTTTTAAATGTAAAAAAAATTTTATTAAAAGCATTAAATATATTAAAAGAAAAAATTGAATTCTATGAAGAAAAAATTAAAGATTTTACATTTGAAAATGATTTTTATATATTAAATTTAGAAAATGAAAATGATACATTAGGAAATTTAGTATCTTCTTATATTAATAATGAAAATAATATTTTATTTAGTGGTTATATCATTGAACACCCTTTATATGAAATAATAAAAATTAAAATAAAAACAGATATTTCACATGATAAATTATTAAAGTTATTGTCTAAAAAAAATGAATATTTAATTGATTTAATTAATAAATTTATAAAAGGTATTAAATAATATAAATAATTTATATTTTTCTAGGCTTAGATAATTCATATATAATATTAGCATTATCTATTAATTTATTTTTATTAATAAAATGTGTAATTATACCACAAATAATAATTAATATAGGTAAATTTCCTAAAAACTTAATAAAAGATACAAATATATATAATATTATAAAAACTATAACAAATGTTGTTATAAATTTACTATCAGATACTTCTTTTTTTAAATCTTCTAAATTTATCATTCTAATTAAATTATATATATATTTTTTTTTTATATTTAATATTTAATATTGAATTATGAATTTAATAAATAAAGTTGTAGAAAAATGTTATAATGATTATTATAAAAGTATTTATAAAACTATATTAGAAAATAGTATTGAAAATGAAAAAATCTGTATAATAAATCAAAATTACTTTAATCCTTTTAGTGATTTTTCTCATTTTATGAAAAAATTTAATGTTATGTTTTATATTTTATTTAAACATAAAGAAAATAGAACAAAATTCATTAATTTATCTGAAGGAGAAGAACTTCAAGAAAATGTTTGTTGTGATTTTGAAATACTTGAAGATATTAAAAAATTATATAATTTTTCAAAATTTTCAAAAATTATATTATTTGATATAAAATCAGAATCTTATTTAAATGATGTGCTTGAAATTATTTATCCATTAGTTAATGAACAAACAAAAATATATATTTATATAAGTTTAACCAATAAATCATCAACAACTACTCAATCTAGTATTCGAAATTTTATAAATATATATAGTTATTATAAAATTTCAAATATTATGGTTAATAATACATTCTTTGATAGTTTACATAAAAATAAATTATTTTCCATAGATAAAATTAAAATATTTCGAGATAATTATTATATGATTTATGGAGAAAATACAATTTATGAAATTATATTAACACCAAATTTATAATAAATATACTTAAAGAAATACTTACTATAATAAATATTCCTCGCATAGCTCAGTTGGAAGAGCAATTGACTGTAGATGTTAAACAATTGATGTTATCAATAGGTCGAGTGTTCGAATCACTCTGCGAGGATATTTTATATTTTATATATTTTTTATATAAAATATTATTTAATTAATTAATTAATTATTTAATTATTTTTATATTCTTCTTCATTAGTTGTAATAATAGTTTCATTTTTAATTACATTTATTATTTTTGTATTTTGTTTATCATAATATTTCTTTAAAAATAGTAAAATACTTGTACATAATAATCCAATTACATAAATAAATACATGAAAATAATATTCTTTATATAAAACAACAAATAAAAATATAATTTGTGATATCATAAATAAAATAATAGATAAATAAGGTATATTAGATGTATATTTTTGTTGTATAACTTCAAATACAAGTGGTATAAATGCAAAATTAATAATAAAATTAGCAAATAAAAGTATATAATAAAAAATTGTTTTATTAATCATAATCTATATTATTAGATAATAAAATAAATAAAATAAAAAAATATAAATGGAATGATTTTTATCAGAATAATTATAGTTGTGGCAATTTTATGTTATTTTTATTATATTATATTTTAAGAATTTATTTTATATTATTAATTATAATATTATAAAATAAATTAACATTCTAAAAGAATATTATTTTCATATTTCATAAATTCATTTTCATATTTTGTATGATATTCATCTATATTTTCATTTTTAATTTTTTTAATTTTTTCTTGAATATAATAAACATATTTTAATATTGTTTTTTTATCTACATTATCATCATATGTTAGTTCAATCATAATATTATCATCAAATTCGGTAAAAATTAATTTGTAAAATATATTAATATTATTAAATAATAAAGAATCTTCAATTTTAATATCATCTAATGATAAAAAATAATTATTTTCTTTATAATTATTATTATTTAATTCATTAAATTGTAAATAATAAACTTTATTATTATTAAATTTTAAATTAGGACTTAAAAATTTTACAGAATGCATTTTATTAATATAAAATAAATTATTAAAATACTTTTAAATACATTTATTTATATATAATAAAATTTATAAATATTATAAATATTATAAATATTATAAATTTAGTATTATTCAAGACCACATTTAATAATTTTTACATCTTCAATTGGTTTATTATTTTCTAAATTTATTGGAAGTTGTTCTATTTTCTTTATAATATCAAATCCTTCTAATATAATACCAAATACTACATGTTTTCCATTTAACCACGGTGTTTCTTTTAATGTAATATAAAATTGTGAATTATTCGTATTTGGACCAGAGTTAGCCATACATAATAATCCAGGTTGATTATGTTCTAATGTTAAATTTTCATCATCAAATTTTATACCATACATACTAATTCCACCGGTTCCATCAAAATTAGTAATATCGCCACCTTGTATCATAAAATCTTTTATAACACGATGTAAAATGGAACCTTGATAATCTGGGTAATTATTATTTAACATACTATGTGTACAAAAATATCTGAAATTTTTACATGTTTTTGGAACTTCTTCATCAAAAAGTTCAAATTTAACTTTTCCTAAAACTTCATTACCAATAGCAATAATAAAATAAGGATTACCACTATCTAAGCTTATTTTTTTATTATTAGATTCATCATTTTTTAATATTTCTTGATATTGTTCAATCGTATCATTCGGATTATCTTTATTTATTAAAATATTGCTTTCTTCAATAGTATGATTTACATCTGATGATTTAAAAAAGGAAAATATGCTTTTTGATTTTACAAAATAATTATATCCTAAATATATTATTAAAGATATTAATATTATAATAATTATAATTATAATATATGACATTGTTTATATTTATATTAAATAACAATTATTTAAATATATTATTATAATTGTTATTAATTTTAATTAAAATAAAAAAAATTAAAATAAAAAAAATTAAAATAAAAAAAATTAAAATTAAAATAAAAAAAGTTAAAATTAAAATAAAAAAAATTAAAATTAAAATAAAAAAAGTTAAAATTAAAATAAAAAAAATAAAAATAAAAAAAATTAAAATAAAAAAATTAAAATAAAAAAATTAAAATAAAAAAAATTAAAATAAAAAAAATTAAAATAAAAAAAATTAAAATTAAAATAAAAAAAATTAAAATTAAAATAAAAAAAATTAAAATTAAAATAAAAAAAGTTAAAATTAAAATAAAAAAGTTAAAATTAAAATAAAAAAGTTAAAATTAAAATAAAAAAGTTAAAATTAAAATAAAAAAGTTAAAATTAAAATAAAAAAAGTTAAAATTAAAATAAAAAAAGTTAAAATAATTAAAATTAAAATAATTAAAATAACTAAAATTAAAATAACTAAAATTAAAATAAATAAATTGAAAAAGATGTAAAATTTAATTATAACTCCATTTATTGCCACAATTTAAACAATTAACAAATGTTGTCATTGGTTCGTCACAACATCGTACTTGTAATTGATAATAAGTGCAATCTTTTTCTTTGCATCGTCCACATTTAAATTCTGTAGTTCTTACACCAACTGTTCTCGAATATAAAAATTCATCTTTTGCTGTTTGTTTATCTAAATATTTTTTCCAATGACTTGGGCTAATTTCTTGAGAAGTAAGAAATGCAATATACTTTAAATCTATTTCATTATTATTAATTTTATTATATAAATCTGTATTTTTAATGTAAGAATCTTTATTGATATTATTATATATATTCATTAATTTATTAACATAAATTCTTTTAAATAATTTATTATCTATATTATTTTCAATACCTTTTTTTAGTGATTGTTCTACTGTAAAATCATAAATTGATTCCTCAATTTGTTTACTTTTATTATAATCATTTAATATAGTATTAATTTTTTCAATACAAATAGTTCGTGTCATCTTTTAATTAATATACTAATTTATTTTTATATATATTTTTATTAGTAATTTAATAAATGATTTTGAAATAAATATTTAATAATATTACTTTTTTAAAGTTGAATAAATTAAAAATCAATTTTTAAAATAATAATAATAAATTAATTAATTTATTATTATTTTTGATAAATTTAAATTTTAGTAAATTTGTCACAACCTGTAGCGTGCCTTAATGTATAAGAGTTTTTCTTTTTCCAATCATTCCCAGTTGTTTTTTGAGACATAATATACATATCACCATGTTCTAAAGGAATAATTATTCTTGTTCCAATAGGTTTATTTTTATAAAACCATTGATAATGCAATGGTAAAGATTCACCAACACGAACAGCAATTACTTTTAATCGTTCTGCATCACCGTGAAATCCAATACCCATTTTACGAATATCATAATAATTATTTAATTCACCAGCTAAATTATCACCACCATCAATACAATTTTTTAATTTATTTCGTATATGATAACTAAGTGGTACTTTTTCATATGCAATAATTCGACCTTTTCCTTCTTCATAATTAGGTTCTTGATCTGTTTCATCTAAACACAAATTATATCGTGCATGTTTATTTACTACACGTCCATACATTTTGGCTTTGGTATCCCACTCTAAAATTTTTAATTCCTGAAAAAGTTCATGTTTTGTACCATGTATATCTGAAAGTAGTGTATCTACACCGTTTTTTATAATAAGTAAATGAGCTTTTTCAGTTGATATATTATTAGGTAAATAAGAATTTAATTCAATGATTTCACATTTACAACCAAGATGTTCAAAATTATTTCTTGCTTTTTCAATATCATTAATGGAAAAACCAATTTCCGCTGCTTTTCCAATTTGCTGCATTCCCACATGATTTTCAGCTCTATCACCGAAAGTAATGGTTATTGTTTGATAATTAAAATTCATTTTGTTTATTTATATTATAAATTACTTATTATAAATATATAATTAAATTATTTTTAAATTATTTTTAAATAATTTAATTATATATTTATTTATAATCCATTTTTAAATCATTTTTTAAATAATTTTTAAATAATTTTTTATTTATATATAAAAATCCATTCACGTAAAGAAGGAAAATATTTTTTTAAAAATATTTTTTTTGAATATATATATTTATTAGAAATATGTGATAAATCAATTGTAGTACATAATAATAACATATTTAATTCACTAATATGTAATTCTTTTGCATTTTCTATTATTTTTAATAAATAAATAATAGACCACTTTTCAATATTTTTATATTTTTTATCATTATATTCATATATTAAATTTTTTTTATTATTAATATTTTTAATATTTTGTAAATCTACATTATATGTAAAAATATATCCTTCTGGATAAAAAGAGTATATTTTTTGATAATATTCATTTTCACGTTCATAATCTCTTACCATCCATTTTTCATTAGTTATTGGTTTATAATATTTTAAATTATATTGCTCATAAAAAATTTCAAAATAATTTATATTCATATTATCTATTAAAATAGTATCTTTTAAATTATCCCATGAATTATTATAACTACCTAATTTTATTAAATTATAATTTTTATTATCATTAATTTGTATTTGTTGATTTTGAAAATAATTTATAATTATAGAATTATAATTTTCAGGTGTAATATTTATATTATTTGGTATTTGGATATAAAAAATATTAGATAATTGTTTAAAGTAATTTTGACAAAATATAAAAACATCATTTGATAATAAAATATACACACGAATATATTTTAATGATAACAAATAAATTATATAATCAATATTTATAAAATCATAAATATTATAATGTGAAATAACAATACAATTCATTATAATATATTATTAGTTTATTAATATTTAAATTCATTCTAATATTTAAATAAAAAATAATACTTAATTAAAAATTAATATTTTACATTAAATTTATATTTAATTATTAAGTTAAATTTAATTATTTTTCTTCTATTTAAATATAAGAATGAATTTAAATATTATTATTCATGCACTAATTATTATTTTTATTTTACATATTATTTTGATAAATATTAAATATAGTGTCACAATTGGATATTCTAATAAAAATAATGTTGAAAAAATGACAAATCAAAAAGAATTTTATATTGGCGAAAAAAATAAAGATGACGAAAGTATTGATTTTTTATTAGGTAATAATAATAAAAAAGATGATTTATTTAAGAAAAAAATGAATGATTATATAAAAGATATACAATTTAATAAAACAGAAACTAAAAGCTTTGATGACAAAAACGAATTTCCAGTAGAAGCATCCAATAATTATTTAGATAATAAAGAAACTCCTAATTTTGAATCAAATGTTATAGACACAAGTAAATTTTATGAAATAAATAAACATAATGATAATTTAAATTATGATAATTTAAATGAGAAAGATTTAAAAGAAACTTCTTTAAGTTCTCTTGGAATATCAAATACATCACCAGATAATTTATTTAAAGATAAAAATAATAATTTAACAAATATAAATATTGATAGTAATACTGTTCGACAATCTACTATAAATCCAGATAATTGGAAATATAAGAATGAATTTCCAATGAATGGTGGTTTAATGAATGGAATTGTAGGATTTGATGAATTAGAATCACAATATGCAGATTTTGGATCTTTCCTCCAAGTTAAAAATAATACCACTCAACCATTTGAAAAAATTCCACATGATGATTTACGAAAACCTATTATTTATAATAATTAATATATTAAATAAATATATTTATTTTTATTTTGAACAGCAAAAATTTTATTTACAAATTTTATAAATAAAATTATTATATAAAAAATATTATAAAAAATTAAATATAAGTTATATAAAAAATATTAAAATTTATTATAATTGTTTACGTTTGAGCCATGGATCATCACATTCAAGTGATGCCATATTTTCTACCTTAAAATTATTAATTTCATCTTTATTATATGTTGACGTTTGTTGTTCATCTTCTTGAGAAATTGCTTCAATATCATCTTTAATTAAATTAGTATTTTCTTCTTCAGAAATTACTTCTTTTAAATTACTATCAATAACTGGTTTAAGAATACTAGTATCATCAATATTATTTGATGATGATATTTTTGATAAAGCTTCATTCTTTTTAAGATTATCATAATATAATTTATCAGATTCATCAATAATTTCTCTTAATTCTTCAATTTTCTTAACATCATCTGGATTTGTTTCTTGAACTCTAATATTTTCTTCTTTCATTTGAACCTTACGTGCTTCAATTTCTTCTTTTGCCTTTTTAACACGTTCATCTTTCAATTTTTCATATAAATCATCTTTACAATCTAAATTTTCTTTATATTTTTTAACTAAATCATTCAACATTTCTTCTTGATATTCTTGTTCATGTATTTGTTCAGCTTCAGGATCCCATGGTAACCAATAACCAACTTGTCCAACAAATACATTAAAATTAGGGTCTTTTCTTCTAAGTACTTGTGCACGTATATTAGCTTCTTTATGTGTATCATAAACACCACGTACTTTTAATCCACGAATAGTTGTTCTATAATCATTCATTTGATAGAATTCTTCATCTAATACATTATTACGTGTATATTTCCAATCTTCATAAAAATTCTTAATATTATCATAGTTAAACTTTAAAGAACCATCCATTAATTTTTCTCTTGTATCTTTTGTATGTTGATCTTCTGAATTAAAAAAATGTTCCAAAAACTTTGTGGTAAAATACACTTCTTTTTGTTTAAGAACTTTTTCAGGAGAAACAAAAGATAAACATACAAAATTTTGTCCAGGAATTTTAGGATCTACTTCTAAAAAGTCTTCTTTAATATCTTCTTCTACTTTACTACTAGATTCAAATGAGGTCATTTTTATATAAATTATATACAATATAATCTTTAAGTAATTTTTACGAATATTTAATTTTAATTATATTTATAAAATTAAATTATTATATATATAATATATATATATATTATATAATGAATACTGATATTGATTTTGTAGAAATATTAAGTAGAGTACTTAAATATTTAATGGAAGGTTTAGCTGTTGGTATAGCATGTTATTTTACAGGACTTCCTACCGAACAAATAGTTGCCATAGCAATTACAGCTGCAGTTACTTTTGCTATATTAGATATGTATACTCCTAAAATTTCTGATGCTGCAAGATTAGGAACTGGAATTGGAATTGGTTCTCAATTTGCAGGTTTACGAATGGTTGGACCATTATAAAATAATTATACTAATATTTATCGAATATTTATCTAAATATAATATTATAATAATAATATTATAATAATAATTATATTATTTTCTACATTTTTTTTTCATATTAATAATCTATTTTATTAGTAGATAGATGTCTACTAATATAAATGAAATAGATTATCAAATTAAAAATAATATAAAAAATATATCAAATGAATATTTATTTTATTATTTATATTTTCATACAAAAAATAATAATATTGAAAAATATAACCAAGAATATATAGTTAAATATTTAGAAAAAATAAATTATAGTTATTTTTATGAAAATATATTTGTTAATAAATCTAATTATACAATCATTGTTGTTTATTTAATTGGATTACTTATACCATTTTATTTTAATTACCCAAGATTTTATAATTTAGGAAGTCTTGGATTTATTATTGGAATTTCATCATTTATAAGCATTTTTATGTTTTTAAAAAATACATATGGTGTTTTTTTTCCAAATGTTACAAAATTTTTTCTGGTATTAAATATTATTTTTTATTTGATTTTTTTTGTATTATTGAATAAATTAAATCATATTTCTTTATTTTTTATTTCAAGCGCATTATCCTTTTTGTTTATAAATTATATTTATAGAGTTAAATTAACAATACCGAATAAAACTAATAAATTTAATAAATTAAATGCCAAATTAAACAATAATAAAGATTTTACAACTTTTAATCAAAATATAGAAAAAGTGTGCTCTGAAATAATTGAAAGATTTCAATTAAAATTACCAAGTGCACATATGCTTTATTCTTATTTATCCGAATTTGATATAGGTGAATCATCTCAAAGTATGATGATTACCGAATTTGTAACAAATTTAATTAGTCCGATAACAACCATTATATATTTAACATTATTAGGAATATTTTTAAATAAAATAAATAGTGGTAATTCTATTTCAGGACATTTAGTCCAGCTTTTTCCTTTAATTGGATTAAATGAAAATAGTTTTAAATATTTTACATGTCAGGCTAATTATGTTTTACCAATTCAATATAATTATAACATGTATTTACATGAATTTTACCAAGAAAAGGATTTGGATGATAAAACATATATGCAGCTTATTAAAGCTATGAAAAGAGTAAATAATGAATTTATAAAAAAATATAATCCAACTTTTATAAATTTAGAAAATTTGGATAGTCAAGAAATTTATCAACATTTAAAGAATAATTTTATATTAAATCAAGTAAAAATATTTTTAAAAAAGAATAATATTGAATTTAATGAAGAAACATTTATTACTCAAATTTATAGTATTATATTTAGCACAAATATATCATATGATAAAAAAGAAGAAGCTTATAGATTATTACAAAATATTAATAATACATTAAAAATTGAAACAGATATTAATGAATCATATGAAGATGATATAAAATTAGCACGTGATGAATTATTACAAAATAAAAATATTGAGGATAAATATAAATATAATTTAAAAAATTTAATTGATAATTATATATCTTATTTTAAAGATAATTTAAATTTAAAAGATAATAAATTATATGGATTTGATTATAATCTAATTACATTTAATATTTTTAATCGCAAAGTACGCATATTTTTTAATAAAATTTTTCAACAAATTTTAAAATATTTATCATTATGGTTTGTTTTTGGAAAACCAATAACAAGTGGATGGTTACTTTCTAATTATTTATTCATTAATGAAATTGGTGTACATAAATTTATTAAATTTTTTAGTTCTGATAATATTTTTTGGAAATTTATTACAATGGGTTATGATTATAAGTATATGATAGATGAATATAAAAAAATTGGTGAAATTAATAATAATACTATACTTAAAAAAACAGGAAAAATAATAGTTAAAATATTATTATATATATTTGTAGCATTTCCATTTTTAAATTGGTATAATAATGCTTTTTTTGGTTTATCATTAAGTCCTACTTATTATAATCTAATTTCTCAATTAATATTTTTAATAAATGTAATAGGAAATATATATTTTTGGAAAAAATATAGTGAAAATAAAGAAAATAATATTAATCCAATTGGTTTTAATGTAGTTTATTTTTTACTTATTTTATTTATTATTATTATTTATTATATAATTAAAATTTTTTTAATAAAATAATTTAATTTTATATCTATATTATAAATAGATATGTTTAATAGTAAACCAATTAGTAATACAAATATCCCTAAACCTCCTAATATACAATATTATAACAATGATATAGAAGGAAATAGTGATAATATTGAAAATAATGAAACATTATCTTCCAATTTATATACAAACTTAGATAAAAGTTGCACAATTAATAATGAAACTCTTTTTAATAATAAAGATGACCTGTATAATAAAACGATTGACGGAACATTAAATAAACCAACACAAGGTTCACATACTTTAGAAACAGAAGTTATTAATAATTGCAAAGATGATAATGCTGATGGTAAAAAAAAAATAATAAATCAGCTTAAATATTTAAGTTGTCAACTTGCTGCATCACGTAATCGCACATATAATTCAAATGATTTTGATTTAACAAACGCAAATGTTTCTGTTAAACAAGTTTTCCAAAAATTTAAAAATATTAAACCTTATTTAATTTTTATTTTCTTTTTAACTATATATTTTTTGACACAAGGATTTTTTTCATCATTTGATGTATGTGGAAATATTGTTAATTTAGTTAATAGTAATTATACACAAAGTTGGATATATTGGATAGGATTGTTTTTTGGTATATTAATACCAATTTTTGTTTTGGCATCGCTATTTATATCAAATATTTGTGGAAGTATATATTCTTTAGATAAAATTAATATTACAAATAATCCTTCTGGTGTAGATGATACAATACCCATTGGATTTAAAAATTTAGATAATGGTATATTATTATTATTTTTATTATTTTTATATGGTTTTATTGCTGTTATATTTACTGTTAAAAAAGAATCAGTTGGAAATACTTTTTATATGTTAATTATTGGTTCTATTTTATTAGTTATTTCTATATTTATTTATTTATTTTATACTTTTACTCCATTTTTCTCTTCTGGTAATATAGATAAAATCAATAAATTTAGTGAACCATTAAAGTTATTTATTGATCAACGTGAAGATGTTAGTGAAATTACGACAAATCAAGTTCATATACATAAAATACAAAATGTATTTTTAAATACTGCTATTGTAATTACAGTATTTTTTGCATTATTTATGATTTTAGGTAAAGTTAAAGATAAATTACCACCGTGGTTAGCAAGTTTATTAAATGGTTTTTTTGGTGCTTCCGCAATATTAGTTGTTCCTATTTTTTGGATATTTAATTTAGTAATAGCATTAAAATATTTTTATATTTATCCTGTAATTTTATTATCATTTCGTTTTATTAGATATATATGTATGGGTATTTTATACATATTAACTAATAAAGTTGAATCATTAATTACATTAAAAGATAGTATGTCGTCAAATTTTATAGATCAATTAGATAATTTCAAAGATTATACACCAACTTGGAATTTAATTGGAATTGATTTTTTAAAATCATTATTAAATATTTTTGGATATGAAAATATATTTTCTGAAAATTACACAAATAATAATAATGATAGTAAAAATTTATCTTCAAATCGTTATGCTATTTCACCAATATTTTCAGGTTTATTTATGGGTATTGTTGATGAAGATTCAGATGATAATGGAAAATCACGAGCATTTGTTCAATTAATTATAATTGTTATAACTGTTATTATTGGAAGTATTTCATTATGGGGTGCTTATAAAATTTAATATAACTTATTATAAATATGAATTATTGTATTTAATTTATTTAATTAATAAATTAAAAATTTAAAAATATATTTAGAATCCACGACAATTAGAACCAAAAATATCTAATTTAGGTGTAATATTATCAGAACAACAACCCCAACGTCTCCATTTACATGAAACAGTATAATTAATATTATTATTTGTATAATATTTATTACTTATAAATAATATTAATGATATAATAAAAATAATAAGAATAATTAATAAAATAATATCAAACATATAATATTTACATAGATATAAAATTATTAAAATAAAATTATTAAAATAAAATTATTAAAATAAAAAAGAAAAAAATATATGTTAAAATTATATGAAAGATATAGTTTTATTTATTATTTTAATTATTTTAATTATTGTATGTGCATGTTATTTAGCATCAAATCAAAATATGGAAAATTTTGAAACTTATTTTTATGATCCATTTAACTATGGATCAACTGGTTCTGACCCATTAAGTTTTTATAAATATCCGATATATCGTAAACCATATCGTTATCCTTATAAATATTATAGTAGTTTTCCTTATCCATATTTAACTTATTATCCAACTAATGTATAAAATTTTATTTTAATTTGTATTTTTAAAATAAATAAAATATTATCTATTATTAGAAATAAATTATTTCTCATAAAATATAAATATTATATGCAGTACATTTCTTATAAAAATAATGCGATAATATCCATATTTTTATAAATTCTTTTATTAAAGTGGTAATAACTTTTTTAAATAATTTACAATAATAATTAGTTATTATAAATATTAAATTGATTTATAAAATTGCCATCCTAATATATTACATATATTTTTCCAAATCATATCTGTTTGATGAAGTTTTTCACGGTCTTTTAATAATGGAAAATATATTTTATATTCATCTAATGATAATAATTCTACGAATTTATGAAGAACATAAGAATAATTTAAGAAATTTTTACGTGATTTAGGACAAACTTCAAGAAACGGACCTTGGATTTCTTTAAACATTAATCTTAATTTTTCTTCTAAATCCTTACTCATAGATGGTGGTGGAATACCATTAATTTGATATAATATATGCGCAGCATGATCATAATATTTATTTAATTTTATTTTCTTCAAATAATGCCTTATTTTTTTAGTATCAATTTTTTCTAAATTGGTAATTCTTTCTTTTTTTATTTCAGCAATAATTTTTTCATAAACTTCATCGGGAATTTCCGTTGATTCTTTGGCTTGAAATTGCGCTAGCCATTCATTAAAATGATTAATACGTTTATAGCTAAAATAACATACTTCTAATGGTGGATCTTTAAATGATGGTTTATCACTCTCAATCAAAATAAACTCTTGATTACCACAACTACTACAAATTTGAAAACCATCAGATGGATATAATGTCATTTCATTATTACATAAATTGCAAATATTTATTTTATGGTCAACCTTAATTTTATTTACATAATTTTCATCAATTTTTTGTAAATAATCTTCTAAGAAATTTTTTTTTTTAAATTTAGATTCTTCTTTTACAAAGTCACTTATTTTTGTAGATGTATAATTATTTTCAATATTTTTTTCAATCTTTTCATTATTATCTTTATCACGATTATTAAAAAAAGTTAAAACTGATTTAGTATTTTTAATAGAAGAATTATTATTCTTTATTAATTTATTAAAATTATTATTTTTATCATTATCAATATCATCATCATCGTCATAGTAATCATCCTCATCATAGTCATCATCGTATTTAATATCATTATTTTTAATATTATTTTGTTTATCATTTAATTTATCTTGTTCAAAATTTAATAAATTATTTTCAAAAATTTCTGATTCATTATTTTTTTTTGAATTTTCAACATTTTCATAATAATTATGTAATAATGCACCTACTTTTAAATAATAATTATTTAATTCTTTGTTTAATTCAATGTCTTTTATTCTATTTCTCAATTTATATATATTATCTTTTAAATTATTTCTTTCGATAATATAATCAGTACATATTTTTTTAGAATTATCTTTAGAATTTTTATAATTTTTAATTAATTGTTGTAATTCTATATTTAATAATGGTAATGATTGTTTAAGATCATTAAAATATGTTATCATTTCATTATGCTTAGCATCTATAGTAATATTTTCATTCAAATTATTATTTTTTTGCTTTAACTTAGAAGACATATATTATAATTGATTTTAAAAGAAAAACTTTAAGTAAATTAATTAAATTTTAAGAAATTACGGATATATTATTTTAAAAATTTATTTTATATTTTTATAATAATGGAAAATATTGAACAACGAAATTTAAATATTCCATCATCGTCGTTAAATAATATACAATATAATGATATTCAAAAAATGATTTTCTTATGTAATGCATTAAATGATGGATGGACTATAAAAAAATTAAAAAATAATAAATATGAATTTATTAAAAATAAAGAACAATTTATTAAAAAAGAAATTGATTTAGAAGAATTTATAAAATATAATTTAAATATTGAAAATATTAAAAAATAATACAAATTAAAATTATAATTATTTTCAATAATATTTTTATAACTATTAGAAAATAATATTTTTATAACTATTAGAAAATAATATTTTTATAACTATTAGAAAATAATATTTTTATAACTATTAGAAAATAATATTTTTATAACTATTAGAAAATAATATTTTTACAAATATTATATAATTAAATATTAAAATTATAAGAAAATAATTTAAAATAATAAATTATATAATTTTTGAATTATATAAAAAGTATTAATATATATTATATAAAAAGTATTATATATATTAGAAAAAAAGTATTAATATATATATTAGAAAAATATATAAAAATGTATTAAAAAATATATAGAAAATAATTTAAAATTTTATTTAGATTTTATTTTTATTATCCATAAAAATAAATAATACTTTTACTGTTAAATAACGATAAAATTAAATATAAAAAAATAATTTTAATAGTTATAAAAAATAATTTTATTTTAAAATTAATTTATAATTATTTCGTAAAATTTTAAAATTTTTTTCTTAGTATATATTATAAAAAATGACTGGTGGTTTAATGCAATTAGTAGCCTATGGCGCACAAGATGTTTATTTAACAGGTAACCCTCAAATTACTTTTTTTAAAGTTGTCTACAGAAGACATACTAACTTCGCTATGGAAGCAATTGAACAAACTTTCAATGGTACCGCAGATTTCGGTAAAAAAGTTACATGCACTGTTTCAAGAAATGGTGATTTAATCCATAGAATTTATTTACAAGTCACTCTTCCTAGAGTTGAATCAACTGTCTCTTCTGCTTTCTTCAGATGGGTCAATTTCATCGGACATTTCTTAATTAAATCTGTTGAAGTACAAATTGGTGGTCAAAGAATCGATAAACAATATGGTGACTGGCTTACTATTTGGAACGAATTAACTATTCCTCCTGGATTAAAAACTGGTTATGATAACATGGTTGGTAACACTGTTGCTTTAACTGGTACTGGTTTACAAAGAACTGAAGCTACTACTTTATATGTTCCATTCCAATTCTGGTTCTGCAGAAACCCTGGACTTTCACTTCCTCTTATTGCTCTTCAATATCACGAAGTTAAAATCGAACTTGAATTCCGTCCTAAAGCTGAATGCTATGTATCCACTGGTGGTTCATTAAACAGTTGTGGTGTTTCCACTTCTGGTAACTTAGATGCTTTCTGTGTTCCTTCTCTTGAATATGCTTCATTATTCATCGACTATATCTACCTTGATACTGACGAACGTAGAAGATTCGCTCAAACTTCACACGAATATTTAATTGAACAACTCCAATTTACTGGTGATGAGTCAACTGTTAACACAAATGTGAAAGTTAAATTGAATCTTAACCACCCTGTTAAAGAACTTATCTGGGTATGCCAAAGAGATGATGTTGTTAAATTAGGTTACAACCAATGGAATAACTATACTGATGATTTTGATGCTGATTCAGGATATGCTTCTCTTAATAACCAAGGTTTACCTGATGCTTCTCAACTTGTTTTCACTAATGTTGAAGATACCACTAATGTATTCCCATTCGTTGGTACTCAAGAATTAGATTCTGACTACGTTAAATACTTACAACAAGCTGGTATTAACGTTGGTGCTGGAGGATTCTCTAATGGTGCTGCTACTACTTCACAAATTCGTGCTATGAACTTACCTGCTGGTCCTGGTCCTAACGCTAATAACTTAGCTCCTACTGATTTTGGTGCTTTAACCACTGCTGGTGATTACTCTGACCATGCTGGCTTCGGTCCTATCAATGCTGGTAGAAACCCAACTGTTCGTGCTAAATTACAACTTAATGGTCATGATAGATTCCAAGAAAGACTTGGTTCTTACTTCAACTTAGTCCAACCTTACCAACACCACACTAACATCCCTCCTACTGGTATTAACGTTTATTCTTTTGCTTTAAAGCCTGAAGAACATCAACCAAGTGGCACGTGTAACATGTCTCGTATCGATAACGCTACTCTTCAATTACAATTGACTCCTAAATCCGCTTTAGGTTCCAAGATCAGAGTGTACGCTACGAATTATAATGTCCTTCGTATTATGTCAGGTATGGGAGGGTTGGCTTATTCAAATTAAGCAGTATATTTATTTCATTGTTATATTATACGTTTAACATTAAATAAAAATAATTAATAAATAAATTATTACTATACATTATAATATTTTTAAAATATTATAATTTTATTATTTTAATAAAATAATAAAAAATGATTTTATTTTATATTCTTAAAATTTTTAAATTATTAAAAAATGGAAAAAATTAAAGAATTTATTGAAAATAATAAATTAAATTGTGATATATTAAATTATTATTACGGCCATGAAGCAACTAAAGGATGTAAATCAGGAAATGATAATATTAATCCTTATGCTTTAGTATATGACAAAGAAAAAGAAGAAAAATATTATATATTAGTATTATCGAATACTAATTGCACAATTATTTCATATGATACAATCAAAGCAATTAAAAAATATAATACTTCATGGTATTTTAGTAATAATGGATATGTCACTGGAACAATAAATGGTAAAAATATTTATCTTCACCAATATTTACTAAATTATCATGGAAATGGAAAAGGACAAAATTCAATAGACCATATTAATCGAAATAAATTAGATAATCGTCTTGAAAATTTAAGAATTGTTGATCAATCTATTCAAAATATAAATAGAGAAAAAACAGCAAGGAAAAGCAATGCTCAAGAATTACCACATATGATTTCTTCTGTGGAATTACCTAAATTCTGTTATTATTGTAAAGAAGTATTACATAAAGATACAGATAAAGAAACTATTAGAGATTTTTTTAGAATTGAAAATCATCCTAATTTAGAAAAAAAATGTATATCAACTACTAAATCAATGAAAATCCCTATTTTAGAAAAATTAAATGAAGCTAAAAAAATATTATCTGAATTAGATAATAAAAAATTTCAAAAAATTAAAAAAAATCCTGATTATATTCAATTAAATGAATGTAAAAGAAATACAAATAATTTTATCTTTGTTTTTGATAGGCGATTTAATGGATAAAGACAAACTTTAAAATTATCATTTAATAAAAGTAATGATAAAAATGTTGTATATAATGATTTTAGAAAAAAAATAAAAGAAAAATATGATTATGAAACAGGTGATTTTATTTTTGATTAAATATCTATCATGAATTTATATACCTTATCTAAAGTCTAGACTTTATATAGTGGCATAAACACGATTTTATTTTTAAACTAAATAATTTTATAAAATATATTAGCTTTTTAAAGCAAAAAGCAATTTAAAGATAAATTATTATTCATATATAGTAAAAAATGAGTATAGATATCGTAAACCTAATTGAAAAAAATCCAATCACTAAATTAAATGGTGATTATCAATCAAAATTGATTGATAAGGTACAAAAAATCTTTAATAATTATGAACAGCAAATGTTTTTAGCAAGTTTTTATTGTTATTTAAATCATGATAATAAGAATGATTTTGTCATTGATCTTGATAACGTATGGCAATGGTTAGGTTTTGGGCAAAAAGTTAAAGCAAAAGTACTTCTTGAAAAACATTTTATTTTAAATAAAGATTATACACTATCGCTTTCCCTGCAGGGAAAGCAATTATCCAATACAAAAGGCGGTCATAATAAAGAAATATTTATGTTAAATATTCAAACCTTTAAAAAATATTGTTTAAAAGCTGGAACCAAAAAAGCAGATGAAATTCACGATTATTTTATTAAATTAGAACAAATTTTACAAGAAATAATAAAAGAAGAAAGTGATGAATTAAAACAACAATTAATTCAACAACAATCTGATTTTCAACAAATTGAATTATTAAAAAAACAAGAATATGAAATGAAATTAAAAAATCAAAAAATATTAGAAAGAGAAAAAATATTATTAAATGAATTTGCAACTATAGGATCAATTTTTTATATAATAAAAGTTAAAACATTTGATAATGGTCAATACATTATAAAAATTGGAGAAAGTCGCAGGGGTATCCAAGATAGATATAAAGAACATAAATCTAAATATGAAGAATGTTTATTATTAGATTGTTTTACTGTTCAAAATAGTAAAGATTTTGAAACTTTTATAAAAGAACATGAACTTATTCGAGGTAATAAAGTAAATGATTTATTAGGACACGAATCAGAACTAGAACTTTTCCTTATTGGTAAAAATTTATCCTATAATATATTACTTAATATTATTAATAATAATTTAAAATATTTTAATAATAATGATACAAATAAATTAGAACTTGAAATTGAACAATTAAAACTTTTACTTGAAGTTAAAAATACAAATAATGATAATTTAATAATTCAAGAACTAGTAAAAACAGTGAAACAATTATCATCTAAAATGGACAATCTAGAAAATATAAATAAAGATATTTTAGCAAAATTAAATTCAATGCAAACAAAAACAACTACTAATTTTGACCAACCATTAATAACATTAGGCCCTAGATTACAAAAAATTAATCCTGAAACAATGACTATTATTAAAGTATATGAATCAGTTGCAGAATGTTTAAAAGAATATAATTTTAAAGTTAAACGACCCAGTATTGATAAAGCTGTTGTAGAAAATACAATTTATTATGGCTTTAGATGGTCTTTTGTCGATAGAAATATTGACCCAAATATACTTTATAATATACTTCCTACAAAACAAACGAAAGTTCAAAATCTTGGATATATTGCCAAATTAAATAAAGAAAAGAATGAAATTTTAAATGTTTATATAGATAGAAAAACAGCAGCTTTACAAAATGATTATCTTTCTTCATCAGCATTAGATAATCCTGTAAAAAATATGACTCTTACTAAAGGACATTATTATATTTTATATGATAAATGTCCAGAAGAGTTAATTACCCAATTTGAAGAAAAACACGGAGTACCAATTTTATATAAAAATGGTATTGGTCAATATACAAATGAAAATATACTAATAAAAAAATTTATATGCAAATACGATTGTATCAAACAATTAAAAATAAGTGATAAAACATTGAGAAAAGCACTTGATGATAATATTTTATACAATAATTATAATTTTAAATATATTGGTGCTAAATTAACTTATTTATAATTTCAACTACTTATATTATTTAAATAATTAAATAATAAATATTAAGAAATTTTATCGGTATTTTATCAATATATTTTACCAAAAATATTTTTTTAGTATCGTACTACGATCATTACTGACTTACAAAATTCCATTCATAGTGGCATAAACACGATTTTATATTTTGAAAATAAATTTTATAAAATATTATTTTATAAAATAATTAAAAAATGATTATGAAAATAATAATATTTAAACAATTTAATAATTAAACAAGTTAATAATTAAAAATGGATATTAAAGAAATTAAAAAACGTGTTCATGAAGAACTTCATTTTAAAAAAGATTATAATATATTAAAACAAAAAATACAGAAATTTATTGATATTTCACCGGAACATAAAATAAAAGTTCTTATAAAAAAAGAATTAGAAAAGAAAGAAAAATTATTTAATCATGATAAAGAATATTATCGAAATAAAATTTATTTTTCATCCGAAAAAAATTGCCTAGATAATCTTGATTTAGAAATTGTGTTTTGTAATGGAAATAAGGATTTGATTGAACTTTGGAATTATTTTAAAATTATGTCTAGTTCAGCCGTAACAAGTGATCAAAATTTTGGTTCAATAAAATATATGATCAAAGATAGAATAACAAATACATATCTAGGAATTGTGGAATTGGGAAATGATATTTATAGTTGTGCACCAAGAGATACTTTTATTGGTTGGACACCTCAATTAAAAAAAC